GTGCCACCAGGATACGTTACCCATGTTGAAGTTACAGACAGGAAGAAAAAGCGATGAGCAATCCATTACTTGACAAGTTTGAAGAAATCTACGGTGAAAAGAAAGAAGAGGAAGTCGTAGAAGAAAAGAAACCATCTATTGATGAGTTTAGAGATAGTTTTTTATCTGGCCTGCGTGGAGGTATGGCAGATGATATTATCACAATGAATCCCCACAATGGGATTACACTATCACCTAGTTATACATCTATTGCTGCTCAACCTCAAGGGCAACTAACATTCAATGCTGCTACTAATGAGCTTTGTATCTCCAATGGTGTGGATGATGTTGTCATTCCTACTGGCAAGGTAGAGAATGGCAGAATGATTATTAATGGCGACTACATCAGCGCAGATAAAGTAATCAACAAAAACCGAACACCAACATGTTTTGCTTTTGACGCACCAAAAACAGAGATGGAAAAACATTTCCTCAAAGTATTGGAAGAAGTTGCTAATGGAAGAGCTGTAGTATCAGAGATTAGAGCAGACATTGACCCATCATTCACTGGATTTGGTGGGCAAATAAAATATACTATTGGTATCGTCGGCAGGTATCCATGAACCCGTCTGATAAGGATAAGTTATACATCACATTATTTTTACTAATCCTTTTCCTACTTGACATGTGCGTGGTGGGTGGGGTATTATTACATGGTAAAGCGAACTTCCTTGAGCTGCTCAAGCATCTAAAGCAATGAGAAAGGTCATTGTAAAACCTAAGAGTAGCAAGGCAAAGAATCGCCTCGCTAACAGCATGGAAGGCAATCCTGTCTGTGTTGTAGAGCAGGATACTGGCGGTGAGTTGTTTCTCGCTGCCGAAAATCGTAAATACTTCTTCTGGGTCAGCACACGCACTGGAACTAATCGTTTCGGTGACAAAGCTGACGCACACTGGGAAGTTATCACTGAAATCAAGGATGTAATCTTGTGAACTACCTTTGCCTGATTGATGGTGTTGTTGAGTTTGGCAGCACCAGCTTACATGAGTTTGCTCGCTACTTTGTGATGTATGATGAAGAAGTCACAGAGGCAGAAGAGAATAACACTTTAGAGATTCTCATGCTCACTGATGAAGAGTATGCTACAATGTTTCCTGTGGAGGATGAAGAATGATCACTTTTTTTGGAGCTTGGTTTGCCCTCGCTTTTATTGCATTAGTGTTTAACTATGCTATTCACCACAACAACCCTGAAGACTAATGAAACCTAAAACCCGTGTTATACTAGAAATGGCAATCGAAGAAGGTGTGCGTCGTGGTTGGCATCTCGCACACAAACATGTAGAGAATCCTCTGCCAAGTGCCGTTATGGAGCGCATTGACGAAGCTGTAATGTCTGCAATCTACGAATACTTTTCCTTTGATGATGAGGACTACCAATGACTTACGACGAACTCTACGAGCACATTGTAAAATATGTTGCTCTGCCCCACACTGCTATCACCAAGCATGACAAACGCCGTGCTTGTTTGATTCTTGGTGCTGTCATGGAGTTTCACCTTGATTGCCTTGATGAAGGTGTAGACCCTCGCACCATTGATATGACTGGATTTGTGAATGAAAAACTTGATGAGTTGGAGGAAAGCAAATGAGCGGCGGTCACTTTGGAGATTACGACTACTACAAGGTCTCACAGTTTGCTGATGAGTTGGAAGTGGAGATTGAGAATAATGGTAAGGAAAGGAATGAAGATCGCACTTATGGTTGTGAATGGTATCCCAACCACGACCCTGATGTGATTGATGTTTTACGAGAGCAAATCCCCAAACTTCGTAAGATGGCAGAGATTATGAAACACATTGACTATCTCTACAGTGGTGACATTGGTGATGATGGTTTCCTGTTGCGTATGAAAGAAACGGAGGCTAAGTATGACTTCTAAACTTAAGTTTGTTTATGTAACTCGCACGATTGACCCCAAGACAGGTATTCATTACTTGGATGCTGTTGATGAGTATGGATACCATTGGTCTGCTCAACAGGAAACTGGTGTAGAAAGGTGGATTACATATAAGGAAGTTTGGAAACGAGACCCACAACAACCATTAGACCTATGACTGACCTTGATAAACTACTTGAAAAACATTTCAGTCGCCCACCATCGCTGTGGAATATCATGCGACATGAGCTAGGATTCTCTATTGATATGTGTGATGAGATTGTAGAGGCAGTGGAGCGATGGTTGCCGAAGGAAGACCCTAGACCCTCATATGATACGATGCAATGGGATAAATGTGTTAGAATGATGCGTGAGAAACTTTGGGAGCAAACAGAATGACTAAAGATAATATCACTGGCATCACTATCAAAGGTGATGATTTCTATATTGACGGCAAGAAAACACAACTTGCTGGTAATCACACATGGAATACAGTTCAGCGTGTTGGTGGCGAGCGTATTGGTATGAATAAAATCACTGGTAACTTTACTCGTCTGTGGACGCTTGAAACTACCCGTGTAAATCTATCTGAGTCACCGTGGGGAAGCAATACTCCTGGTGTTGTGAAGATTGAGAATAGTCCATGGAAAAAAGATGGCAGTCTCAATGATGCTTACTATGAGGCACTGGAGCGCACTGTAAAGGCAGCAGATAAGAAAGGTATTACTGTAGCTGTATGTTTGTTTGAAGGCACTCTTGCGACCTATTTTAAGGGTAGTGGATATGCTTCGTGGGAGAATCATCCTTTCAATGGACTCGGACCAGCAGATGCTTATAGCGTTCATACTAAAGGTCCATGGAATGTGTATCAACGTGCTCATGTGAAGCGTGTGGTGCAAACACTTGAGAAGTATGATAATGTGATGTATGAAGTGGGTAATGAGCTACCCCGTGATTCTATTAAATGGTTTCAAGGTAAAGTTATTGAATGGGTAAATAAGTTTACTGATAAACCAGTTGGTGCATCTTACGCTCAGGGCATGAAACCATCACGAGGAAGGACGCAAGATTGGTTGACACGTATTGATGCTGATTGGATTGCTCCATCAGGTCCAACTAAAATCCCAGGATTCAAAGGACCACAAATACTTGACACAGACCATGCTTGGCCGCTATACTCTAATGTATCTGGTCTTAAATCTGCTTGGAATGATGACAGGAGTTTGTGGGTGATGGATGGATTCTATGGCACTATGCTTAGAAACCAAGAGAGTTTGACGCCAGACCGTAACTTTATTGAGAGTGTAGTATGACTAAAGAACAAGCAGAAATGTTGCGTGACCTAATCAAAGGTGAGATTGATTGTGCTCAGATTGATGGTATGGAGCACGGTGCATGGGGTTGGGCGGAGAAACATTTGGATGAAGGTTGGAAAACCTTTATAGATAGTTTCAACGGATTGACAACTACAGGAGGTGGTAGCATTGGGAATGTTTGATTATTTCCGCTCATCGTATGATTTGGGTGAGCAGTTTACAAATGTGGTGTGCCAAACCAAAGACATTGAAGAAGGTATTGGTGGCACAATGACAGACTATTGGCTAGACCCCAATGGTCTATTATGGTATCCAAGTTACATTGGCACACATACATTTGAAGTGTATGACGAAGGGCATCCTAGGCATGACCCTAACATCAAATGGGGAAACCACGAATGGATACCAACTGGAGTCCATGGTAGGTATCAACCACACTACCTGACAAAATATATTGAAATCCATATTGCCAACTGGAAAGGGCCGTGGGAAGACTGGCCCCGCTTGCGTATTCACTTTAAACATGGTAAACTACAAGATTATGAGGATGTGACAGGACGATGAGCACAACAACTTTCACTTACAAAAGCGATGAACTGGTGTGTATGGGTGATCGCTACCCTGGCAAGACACTGACAATCAAAACTGATTGCTCAGACCTTGACGCACACGAGTTGCTTGACATTTTTAAATCTTTCATGCTAGGATCTGGTTATGCCGAAAAAAGTTTCTATGACGCCTGCTACGAAGCCTGCCAAGAGTACCCGCTCTACCGTCAAAGCGGAAACGGATCAAAACTGGGGGAAACTAACAAAACAGAAGAAGGATACCAAGACTCCTACCGCTACCCAACAGGGATGTAGTCTTAAACTTAGCAATGACCCTGATAAGTTTCCTCACACTGGATTCCCTATTCGCCTAGAATACAAAGACGGTAACGACAAGAAAACTTGTTGGTTTCAATGCTACGACCACTTTCACAAACATATCACAAGATACAAAGTAACACAGTATGAAGCACTTACGAATGATGTGGCGCTGGTGGGCGAAGTCACTGGGACAAAAGGCAAGCGATTGCGATAACGAAGCAGATAAGGTTGCTATCATTCGCACCATTATCTTTGCTACATATCTCATCACCAACTGCTTCATTGTGGCTGGTGTAGTGAGACACTGGAATGACAGAGACATTAACGTTGAGGTAGAAATCTATGAAAATCCAAACAGTTCCGAAATCCTATACCCAGAAAGACGGCACAATCTGGGAATGGTTGGAGACACCAACCTTACGGGAGTATATCACTCAGGCACAATCAAAAACCGCACTGGAGAGTTTGAATGAACCACCCAAACGAGCACCCCGAAATAGCTGAGCATGAATGGATCGATGATACATTCCGTGTGGAAGAAACTCGTTGGAAAACTTTCAGAAGTTTTTCCAAAGAGGGTAAAGAACTCATCACCTCATTACAGCGAGACACTTGTATTAATGCAACCAGATTTTACCTTAAAGGATGCCAAGAAGGCTGGACTGCTACCACAACATACGAGGGAACAGTAGGTGGAAAACTCTAAAGAATACCCATACCATGTGCTAGATGAAACTACGCCATGGTATGAGTTTTTAATGTATTGTGAGATTTGTCATCAGTTGAATGTTCCTGGGCAACCTTCAGTTGGTAGATATCACGCATATCGTAGATATTTGAAATATATGGGAATCATCTAAACTGTAAAGTTTTGTTTCTCAAAGAAAAAGAGAATATTAAGAAATCCCCATTTGTGTGGATTTGCTGATAAATTACTGTGGTATTCGCCAAAAACCCATGACCGACCAAGAATGGAAACAACTAGTAGAAATGAGAGAATGTCTCAGAACAAGTAGTGGTATGCTAGCATTTGATTCTGAATACATGGATTCTTATGCTCAGTTGTTGGCTAAATCTCTACAGGGTAAAGGTAATGGAGTAGTTTTCGATGAAAATGGATGATCTGTTGACATATCTTGAGGATCGTGTTAAGATACTTGAGCAAGAAAACATAGAGACAACAAATGCATTGTATGAGATAGAGAATCGTTTGCAATCTCAGATTGATTCTCTAATCAACTACACAATGCAGCAAAATGAAAGAATAAAAATCTACGAGGACACCTTAAGAAACTGGGCAGAACCAAATGACGTATACTAATGAAGATTCGCTAAAAGTATCTGAAAATGCTGATGGCACACTTGAGATCGAATGGGATCCAAATGATCCTCGTTATGCTATTTTCAATGAAATGAGTCAAGATGAGTTGCAAGATTATCTCACTAAAGCATTGGAAGAGTTCATTAAACAGCATGAGAAAAATGGATCAGTACAGTGATGAAGTTCTAATGAAAATGGAATATGACGCTATGAAGAAAGAGCGTGACACATATCGTATCGAACGTGATTCATGGCGTCATAACTTTGAAGAACTCAAAATCAAATACGAAGAACTACAGAATATATTTGTAGAGACAGATGATGAACTCAACTATTACAGGGATAAGTTTGTTGATGAATCACTGCAACATAACTATCTGAAGAATGATATGGAGGAAGTTAAGGCTCGCATATCAGTGCTTGAGGCACGTATTAGAGACACTTATCGATGAGGGGTTGACTCGTCACCCGATCCCGTGTATATTACATAGGTAATCGAGAGACGCCAAGTGACCGCCACCTTCGCTGACTTCCAAGCAGAGCAAGATGCTCGCAACACTTTGTATCTGAATGTTGTCAAGTATGGCATGATGCTGTGTGATGCTCTCACACAAGTTGCTCCTGATGGTTATGGTTACGAACTGAATTCTTCTGGTCGTAAGTATCACAAAATCTTTATGTGCATCAATGGCAAGCGTGATAGCATTCATGCTTTCATTGACAAGAAGACTGGTGAAGTCTACAAGCCTGCTAGTCTCAAAGCACCTGCTAAAGGTGTGCGTTACGATCTGCGTCTGATTAAAGATCGTGAATGGTTGTTTGAGAATGCAGACTGGGCAGGTTCTTACCTGTATGCCCGCTGACCAGTTTGCAAAGTGGCACAGGGGGTCGCACAGACCCCTCTGAATGCCCTATAATACTTTCATACGCAACCAACCCGATGCTTCCTTCCTACAGCGCCATGCAGTTTAACGCCGAAGCAGCACATCGCGCAGCATTGTATGATGCTTGTCTGCTGATTGTGAATACCTACAACCAGACTGATATGCTGGATGGTTACAACACTCACAACACTACTGCATACGACTTTATGAAGTATGCTCGCAACATTCTCAACCAAATCTCTGAAGGTAACTGAACATGACTTACGTTGTCAAACTCTACGTTGGTGGTAAAGTGTTTGAAGAAGAAGTTCAAGCAGTGAATCCCCAAGACGCTAGAGAAACTGCTCTCGCTCGTAATCCTAAGGCAAAGGTTGTTGGGGTGAATGTAAGATTCTAATGAACATCGTTGACCTTTCTCTCCTCGCCACCTTCATTCTTTTGACTGGTGGCATCATATTCTTTTTCAAAGCAATCTACCGCTGAACATCATGGCAACTCGTTCCCGCATCGGCATTGAACTCTCTGATGAATCTGTGCTCTCTGTATATCACCACTGGGATGGTTATCCTGAGTGGCTCGGTCGCATTCTGAATACCCATTACAACACCAAAGAAAAAGCTATTGAACTGATTGATGGCGGTGATATGAGCACCTGCTGGAATGATAATAACGAACCCGAGTATTATTCTGCTCGCGGTGAAGATTGCCCTCCTCGCCTTGATGATCATCTCTTTGATTATCTTCTTAATGAAAATAACGAAGAGTTTGCATATCTGTACACTCGTTATGGCAAATGGGTGTGCTATAATCTTCACAAGTATGAAGAAAATACTATGCCTGAAGTTGTTGAAATCCCCTCTGGAGCACTCGCATGTTGAATGAAGAACAAGTAATCGATGTAACCTCTGAAGAGGTTGTTGAAGAGGTTGTCGATGAACAACCCGCATTTGCTGAGACATATGTTGACGCATACAAGCAATATAAACAAACGAAATATAAACTGAAGAAACTGAAAGATCAAGTTCAAAACAATATCAAAGCCCAACGTGGTTTTGGTTACACCCACAAGGAGATTACCTATGAAACCTGATCACACTATTCGCAATGCTAGTATCATTGGCGTCTCTTTTCTTTTGTCGCTAATGATTATCAATGCTGTGGTTGGTCCTCTCTACAATGTGTGGGCACAATCGCTGCAAGGTAAAGCAGAACTGCAGAAGGCAGAATATACTCGTCAGGTAGCAGTTCTTGAAGCACAAGCAAAGAAAGATTCTGCACAGCAACTGGCTGATGCTGAAGTGATTCGTGCTACTGGTGTTGCTAAAGCAAACCAAATCATCGGTAATAGTCTCAAAGACAACCGTGAGTATCTTCAGTATCTGTATATCACTGGTCTTGAAGATGGCAGCAAGAATGGTAACGTAACCATCTATGTGCCTACTGAAGGTGGAATGCCTGTTCCTACACTTCAGATGAATAAGTAATATATTACTGATTGTTACATGGGGTTGCCAGATCCCCTCAAAACTGGTATTATACTCTCATGTCGGTGATGCTTAAGCAGATCTGACATAAAATGCAAACTCGCAATTTTTACCATGTCTGAATTTTATCCTATCAAGTCTCGCTTCACCCCTCAACTGGAGTGGTTTGCTGCACTTGAGTTTCCTGTGTTTCGTACTGTTCGTTGTATCCGCCTTGAGATTCGTGATGTAGATTCTATTGTCTATGTCAACGAGAAGGGGCAGATCGTCAACCTTGCCCGCGAAACTGGCACTGACAATGTGAATGCTGCTGGCATCAAGTCTAGTCTGCTTTCGCAAGGTCTGTGTGTAACTGAAGTTCCTCCTATTATCCTGAATGATGGTCGCTTGATTGATGGTTATACTCGTCAGTCTGTGATTGTTGATCTGAAGCAAGACAAGTGGATCTATCTTGTTGTTGAACTGAACGAAGGATATACTATCGAAGATGCTTATGATGAAGTTGGTTTGGGTGCAAACAACCACCTGACTTGTAAGCCTGCTGTTATCAAAGACTTCAAGAAGCGTCTTAGTTCTTGGATCAACCGTCAAGATTCTGTCCCTACTCTGCAGGATTGCATCAACTGGTTTAACAACATCCCTCACTCGTTTGATGACAAGCAGGTGAAGAAGGCATGTGAAGATGTGATCAACAATCACCTCACTTCTGTTTCGATGGAGTCTTTCAACGCTAAGACTGCCGCTATTCTCGGTGCTGAGATTCTTGGTCGTCAGGGTCAAAAGACTCTTGCTATCAACAACTCCAACACTACTTATTTTGAGCGTGTTGTGTATGATCAACTGATGCACTTTGATGAAACTGGTAGTGTAGCACCTGTTGTTGGTTTCCTTGACAAAGTTTCTGCTGAGAATGCAGATACTCATCGCAAGAATCTTCGCAAGAAGGCAGCGAAAGTGAATCGTGCTTTTGCCAAACTGATTGTGAAGTATCAGGAAGATCCTGAGTTTGTGTTCTTCCCGTTTGAAGGATGTGTTGGGCAGCAAGTTAATGTTGAAGATCGCACTAAGCTTTACTGATAGTATTCATAAGTAACGCTGATGGGCAGGGGTCTTGACGACCCCTGCTTTTTGCTGTATATTATATCTGTTGAAACGAACTGGTCATGAAACTTCGCTCCCACCAACCGCGTACCATCGCTGCCATGCAGAGCGCCTGTAAGGGCATTGTGATTCAACCTACGGGTGCTGGCAAGACTTTAGAGCAAATCATGCACTGCAAGGCGCTTCTGGATGCCTCTGAGCGTGGTTTGACTGCTGTTGTGGTGGCACCTAGGTTGCTTTTGTGCAACCAACTGAGTGACGAATACATGCAGATTCTTGATACCAAGAACGTTCACATTCTGCACGTTCACTCTGGTGAAACGCACCACTTCAGCAGCACCAAATCTGATACGATTGCACTGTTCAACAATACTGCTCGTGCTGCTGGTGAGTCCTGCCTGATCTTCACCACCTATCATTCTCTGCATCGTATTGTTGATGCTGGTATTGACATCGATGTAGCTTACTTCGATGAAGCACATAATGCTACCAGCAAGCAGTTCTTTCCTAAAACTGCTATGGTATCTGAGATGGCGGACAACTGCTATTTCTTCACTGCAACTCCTCGTCACTCCAAGAATCCTCATGGTCGTGGCATGAATAACAAACTGGTGTTTGGTGATGTGATTGAGATCACTCCTGCACAGGAACTGATTGAGTCTGGTAGCATCATTCCTCCTTCGATTGTTATTCACGAACAGCCTGCAGTTGCTCGCACCAAGTCTAATGCTGCTGACTGCGATGCTAACACTGTGCTGGAGATTATCGACAATCTCGATGCTGATGCTGGGCAGAAAATCCTCGTAGCAGCACCTAGCAGCAAAATCATTTGGAATATGGTTGCTGCTACTTCTATGCTGCAGGAACTCTCTGAGCGTGGTTACGATGTGATGCATATTACTGCTAAGCATGGTGCATATGTCAACAAAACCAAAGTGAACCGTGAGGTATTCTTTGACACGCTGACTGCATGGGGCAAAGACCCTAATCGTAAGTTTGTGGTGTTTCACTACAGCATTCTGTCTGAGGGTATCAATGTTCCTGGTCTGACGCATTGTGTGCTGCTGCGTAACCTCAACATCGTAGAGATGGCGCAAACCATTGGTCGTGTTATCCGCATGAATGTGGATGATGCGCGTGACATTGCGGAAGGCAAACTCACTGCTGGTGA